TTTAGTAACAAATTATTTAACCTCTAATGGTATTGATACATCATTAATAACAATAGAATATGTATCAGGTTCAGAATATCAATTTAAAAATTTTGTAAATTTTAGTTCTGCTACGGAAAGAATTGAAAACTTTGTTTATAAGGTAAAACTTATAGAATATTATGAAAGTAAAAAACAAGAATTATTATTATCTTCTTCTATTTTTCAATCTAATGAGGCTAAAAAATTACAAACATCAATTAATGAGATAAAAAGTAATTTTGATGGATATGAAAAATTTTTATATTATGAAACAAATGAAAACAGTAATAATTTAGCATACCCAAAGACAAATCCATCTTCTTCAATACTTTTAAATACAACTGCATCTTTAGTTACATCTTGGTATGATAATTTATTGAATGAATCTGAAAATTTTGATAAATACAATCCAAATTATTTAGTTAATCATATTCCCGCATACATAATTGAAGAAGGAGAAAATGAGGAGTTTGTAGTTTTTATGAATATGTTAGGACAGCATTTTGATGTTCTATGGATGTACATAAAAGGTTTATCTAATACTAAAGAATTCTATGAAAATCCAAATTTTGGAATACCAAATTCTTTGGTTTCAAGTATGTTGGAATCTTTGGGTTGGGATACCAAACGAGCATTTGATACTAGATTTTTATGGGAATATATTTTTGGAACATATGCGGATGGAAACCAAAAATATTCAAAATCATTAAAATCCGCAAATGAAGAAGTTTGGAGAAGAATAATAAATAATTTACCATATATTCTTAAAAATAAAGGTACTGCTAGAGCAATGAAAGCTGTTATGGCTTGTTATGGAGTACCTCAATCTATGTTGACTATAATGGAGTTTGGAGGACCACAGGATCCTTCAAACGGAAATAGTTCTACATTCACATTTGATGATAGAACTGCAGCATATTATTTGAGTGGTAGTTCATCGGTAAAAGTACCTTGGGTAAGTTCATCTTTAACAAACGATTATCCAAATTGTATTGAATTACGAATAAAGCCAGATAAGTTACCAAACACTATATATACATTAATTTCTGGTAGCGAATGGACACTAGATTTAGTACAAACAACGGGTTCTTTTGGAAAATTAGAATTAAACTTTGGTGGAGACCAGGCGTTATCTGAATATATTGTAAATACATATTTTGATATACTATACGCATATGGACCGGATTATAAAACAGGTTCTTTAGATTTTCCTATATCTACCGAATATTATTCAAATGTAGCAATTAATAGATACAATTATCCTGATTCTTCTTCACTATTTGAAGTTTGGTTGGGTACATCAAATGGAAATAGAATTATTACTTCGGTAAGTATGTCTATATTGTGTTTGGATACACAATGGAGTAGTGGTTCTTATGTTCAAATTGGTGGAAATGGATATCAAGGAAATATAGATGAATTCCGTTTATGGACAGTGCCTTTACAAAGAAGTAAATTTAATAACCATACTTTGTTCCCGGATGCAATTAATGGAAATTCATATACTGCATCTTCTGAAGATTTATTATTCCGTTTGGATTTTGAATATCCAAAAGATAGAACAATAGACCCATATATTAAAAACGTTGCAATAAGTGATACTTACGGCCATGCATCTGCAACCGCAAGTTTTACATATGTATCTCCATCGTATCCATATCAATACACTCCATACGATAGAACTGTAACTGCTACAATTCCTTCTTTGGGATTTGGATATTCTAATAAAATTCGTTTTGAATCTGCATCATTGGTAACTGACCTTTCATATAAGACAAGAGCAACTCAAAAGGCATTTGATACGGCTCCAATAGATTCAAATCGTTTAGGATTATTCTTCTCTCCAATTAAAGAGTTGAATATGGATATACTTAAATCTTTTGGTGATTTTAATATTGACAATTATATTGGAGATTATTCCGATGAATATAAAGATGAATATAAAACACTTTCTAAACTAAGAGGGTATTATTTCCAAAGAATGGAAAGAAACATTTATGAGTATATTCAGCTTGTAAGATATATTGATAAATCATTATTTGATGTATTAGCAGATTTGGCACCTGGAAGAGCAAAAGTTTCTAAGGGATTATTAATAGAACCTCACTTTTTAGAAAGAAGTAAAACAAAATGGACAAAGCCATCATCTGAAAAAAATGACCACGAAACATTAATAACTTTAACTGATACTAATGCAATTGAAAGTTCTTATGAAGTTAAAGATGGTGAAATAAATAATCAAGATATAACAACATTTGATTATGATTATAATAATTTTGACAGTGATATAAATGCAGATGAAGTTTATAGTTTAGAAGCAACAAATCCTAATTACGAATCTTTAATAGATTATAACGTTGATGAACTGATTGAAGCTAATGCACCTTTCTATGAAACTTTTGTTCAAGCGGTTTATACTGGAAGTAATATTGTAGGAGAAGTAGATTCTTTTAAATCTGAGCAAATTGGAATGAATAAAGATTCTTTAGAAAATTTAGGATTCGGAATTTATGCTAGAAATGGGGTTGCGGTTGTTAGAAGATGGGATGGTATTTTTGGTAACACCGAAACAACAGGTAGTAGAAAAAATGTATTTTTAGTTAAAGAAGAAAAAACTAAAAAAGTTCCAGTACAGGTAACAGGGTATCCAGTTAATGGTGCACAACCCGGTGACCAGGTAACATATGAAACTGTTAATGAAACTTATAACACATACAAAGTATCGGTTTTACCTTTAGGAAGTACTATAACAATTGGAAATGAAGTTGTAGAGAGTACCCCAATAAATGGATATCTTCCAACTCACTATAAATTTAAGTTTTTACCTGAAGGATTAAAACGTTCTTATTTTAAAGGTTCTCAACAAACGGCAGCAACAACGCCGGATGGTTTATCTCCTGTGGAAACATTTACAACCAATCCTAACATTCTTAGAGTGGCTAAGACTGGTAGAGGTAGTGGTGAACCAATACTTGAGGTTGATTAAGAATGAAAATAATAAATGGTTATATTTATTTTAGAAATAAAAGCATAAAAACAATATCAAATGGCATATTTAGATAATACAGAAATCACCGTAGATGCTATCTTAACCAAAAAAGGTAGACAAAAATTAGCATCCGGTCAATCTTTAAACATCACCAAATTCGCTTTGGGAGATGATGAAATTGATTACACACTTTATGAGCCTGCACACCCAAAAGGTTCGGCTTATTACGATTCAGCAATTAGAGCAATTCCTATTACCGAAGCTTCACCTGATGAAACTCAAATATTGAGATATAAATTAGTGACTCTTCCAAAAGGAACTACACAAATCCCAACTGTAAGATTAGGTGTACCTTCAATTGCTGTGAATCAAACAGAAGGTGGTGTTGGTTTAACTCCAACAACTTCACCTGCAGGAAATACAAATGCAGGATACACTGTAGTATTAGCAGACCAAAGAGCAGGTACATTGACAGTAACAAGAGGTGCAACTGGTACTGGAACAGTTCCGGTATTCTTAGGCGAAGAAATCACAACAACTGCACAGGTAGTTAGTGGCTTAGAATTCAGATTCACACCTAATCCAAACTTGACAATTGATATTGCAACAACTCTTACTGTGTATGGTAATGAAACTGGTGGTTCTCAAACTATACCTGTAACTGTAACTTATAAAGCATAAAAAGAAATAAAAAATGGCACTAATAAATGACCCTAATGTAACGGCCCAAATTGCAGCATTAGCAAATACTGGAACGGTAGATACAAACCAAATTGTAGCTATATTAAATACCGTTTTACCGGCCGGACAACAAATATCAGCTGGTGGTGGTATAAGTACTGGAATCTACAAAAGATTTGGAGATTTTGATAAAGTTAATGCAAAAATAGAAGTTGTTACAACAGGATTGTGGACTAATGATTCTGGTTCATTAACAGCTTTCTTTACATCTTCACAAGCAACTGAAACAAGTGGAAAATATTACTACAATGTTTTTGATTTAAATCCAACAACAAGTGATGTTGAAGAAGTTCAATTTGCTGTTGCGTATGGACATGTTGATGGTAGTGGTTCGGTTGATTTAGCAACTGATGATAACGCACTTCTTCCAACAAAAGCAACTTACGCACAGTATCGTTCAATGTTGTTAGACCCAACCGATACTAAATTCTCATTTGAAAATTCTTCTGGAATAGAAACAGATTGTAATGGAATTTATATTATTAATGTAGCTAGAAATAGATTCAGAGAGAAAATGGATGCAGGTAACTGGTCTTTAACTCTTTCTGGTTCAAATGGTAAATTTACATTTATTGATAATAGTGGTAAGAAATTTGGAGATGATTTAGGATTAAGTGGTAGAGTATTTAAAGTTGTTTCTGGTTCTCTTAATTTAGGAACTCAATCTGAAGCTACTGTAAAAAATACCGCTGACCCATCAACTGGTGAAGGATATGGTTTATTCTATCCAGATAGGGGTGTAATTGTTCTTAATGCAAAAGCAGTTGGTACTGTGGTAGGTAGCGTTTGGAATGAAGCATTACAAACTGTAGGCACATTAATCCCTTCAGATTCTACTGCAGCTGATATGTATAATCATAAAAGAATATACTACGCAATTAAGAATGGTAAAGATTTTGAAGCTCGTAGAACTGAAAACATTTCTACTCAGCACTTCTTTGTAAGAGCAACAAACAGAGAATTTAACTATTCTAATAACCCTACATATGTTGATGCAGACGGTTTCTTTGTAGAATCTACATTTGAAACTGACCCGCAAACATATATAACAACCATTGGTTTGTATAACGATGCAAATGAATGTGTTGCTGTGGCAAAAACTTCTCAACCAATTGTAAAATCATTTGATAAAGAAGTATTGGTTAAAGTTAAATTATCATTCTAATTTAGAATAATAAAATAATACGAAATCCCCCTTTAAAGGGGGATTTTTGTTTGCGGAATATTTATATAAAATCAAAATTAATGTTAAAAGAGATTCCTAAAGCAGATATTATCACTAGACCGTTAAAAGTTTATAAGGAATGGTTATTAGACCAAAATGATGTAGCACCAATATATGCTACAAATCCAAATAATACTTTTATAGATGTAGATAGTGACCCAACATCTCAAGGTATTGTTAAAAAAGTTTTATATTCAACGATTGAATCTCAATTTTATAGAAACGCAGATACTGCATCGGTTTTTTATGAAGTTGGTAGGAGAAAATCATATGCATCAAAAGATGAGAGAGTTTTAGAAGATAATATTGTTTTAGTATCAATACCGCAAGTATTTTATGGAGAGGGAATAAAAGTAGGTTCGGTAATTTTAACTGATGACCCAACTGGTGCAAGTACGGTTTATACCGATGATGGATATTCAAATCTGATTGATTCTGGAAGTAATATAAAAGGTAATATTTTTTATGATAGAGGGCTTATTGTATTAACTAAAGATGTTACCGATGGTACAACATTAAGTACATATAATTTAGAATTTCGTTCTACAAAAACAATTTATGAAAACGAAATTTTTATTTCAGTATTAGAAAATGAATTTAATTATTCACAAAATCCATCAGCAGTTTATGAAGATGGTGGGAGTAAAATAACAACAATAATTCAAAGACCGGGATCTAGAAAAATAGATGATTTAGTAACTTCATCATTTTATGATTCTGGTATAAAATGGGTTAGGGGAAAGAAATATCCATATCAATCAAATATAGATGCAAGTAAATTGGGAAGTTTTGATGATTACTTAATTAGTAGTTCTTTAGACCCAACTGGTTCATTTTTGGCACCATATATTACAACAATAGGGTTATACGATGATGAGCTAAATATGGTTGCAGTGGCAAAATTACCACAACCAATTAAATCACTTCCAGATTATCCTTTAAATTTTATAATAAGGTTTGATACTTAAATTGAATTTAGTTTATATTTATATAAGAAAACCATTTAGAATATGTCCAAATTAGTAGATTTATTGAATACAAGAAAGCCTGATACTGCAAAGGCAAACACTAAAGGTGTGGATAAAACACCTATTGATGATGTTAAAGAACCTTTTGATGGTTCAAAGGATTTGGTAAAAACCGATTTAACAAATGCAAGGGGTGGTATATTTGGTTCTTTTCCTGGTGGACCTTCAGGATTTACACCTCCTGGATATGGACCTGGTGAAAGTGAGTATTCTAAGAAAGTGCAAAAAAGATAATTAATGTCTTGGAAATTTAAGGGAAATTTGGTTACAGAAGAAAACACTCCAGAGGGTGCGATTGGTTTTGTCTATAAGATTGTACACATTCCTACTGGTAAATTCTATATTGGTAAAAAATCACTCACTTCAACCCGCCGATTAAAACCCCTAAAAGGGAAAGTTCGTAAAAGAGTAGTTCGTAAGGCTTCTGATTGGGAGAAATACTATTCATCAAACGAATGGATTAAAAACGAAGTAAAAGAAGGTAGAGCTGGAGATTTTGAAAGAGAAATCATTCAATTCTGCTTTAGTAAAAAATCACTTACATATTGGGAAGTTTGGTGGCAATTCAAATTAGATGTTTTGATGGACCCACGCTCTATTAATGAAAATTTAATGGGAAAATTCTTCCGAAAGGATATATATTAATAAACACACGTTATGACACTAGATGACATTTGCAAAAAATACGGCATTTCGGATGCATATTTAAACTCAAAAGATGATGCACATTCTATTGCTGCAGCATCACTTATAGACCTTAAGGGTATGGTTCTTCAAAACCAACCAAGAGAGGAAGTTGCCGCAAAACTTCAATTTTTAGCTGATTTTCTTACCGATGTAAGGAATTCAACTTTCGGCTAATTAAATTTGGTTATATCCTAAAAAAGTAGTATATTTACATAGTTTTTGTAGATATACTCCAAAATATGCTATCGGGTAAGAACAAATTAAAAATAATCACAATATTAGACTCCGCATTGGGTGTGGGTTCATCCTTAAAGGGAAATGAACAGGCACACCATTGTCCTTTTTGTAATCATCACAAAAAGAAACTACAAATTAATTTAGATACTCAAAGATGGCATTGTTGGGTATGTGATTCTAAGGGTAGAAGTATATCATCACTACTTCGTAAACTTAATGTAGACCTTAGAGATATCGGAATTGTAAGGGATGTGTATGGTGATGAACCGGAGTATGATGCAAAAGAAGAATATGTAGCAAAATTACAATTACCAAAAGAATTCAAACAATTATATTTCTGTCCAAAGAGTATTAACCCAGTATATAATCAAGCATTACACTATTTAAATAAAAGAGGTATCACCAAAGCTGACATCGTAAAGTATAACATCGGATATTGTGAAGATGGTCTTTATGGTGGTAGAGTTATCATTCCTTCTTACGATGATAATGGTGACCTTAATTACTTTGTAGCTCGTTCATTTTATGAGGATGAGAAAATGAAGTATAAAAACCCACCTATTAGTAGGGATGTTATTGTATTTGATGGTATGATTAATTGGAACGAACCAATCACATTAGTTGAGGGAGTATTTGATTCCTTTTCAGTCAAAAGAAATGTAATTCCCCTATTGGGTAAATTTTTACTAAGTAAACTTAAAAACAAAATATTAGAAAAGGGTGTTAAGGATGTAACTATTATGTTAGATTCCGATGCCGTTGAAGATTCTACAAAGCATACCGATTGGTTTATGAAGAATGGTATTAGAGTTCGTAATATCATTCCAACTGATAAGGATGCTGGGGAAATGGGTTTTCAAAAAGTAAACGAACTATTAAAAGATGCCAAAGAAACAAGTTGGGAAGATTTGATGATGGCAAAGTTGAATAATATATGAAGTTAAAAAGAATTTATCATATTGCGGATATCCACATTCGTAACGTAAAGAGGCATAAAGAGTATAGAGGAGTTTTTGAAAAAATGTTTGAAGAAATCCGTAAAAGAGGAACGGAAGATTCAATCATTTATTTGGCAGGTGATATTGCACATGCTAAATTAGAAATGAGTCCTGAATTGGTAAAAGAAATTAGTTGGTTGTTTACTGAGTGTACAAATCATTGTCCAACAATTCTTATTGCTGGTAATCACGATTGCAATATGAACAACCAAGACCGATTAGATGTTCTTTCGCCAATTGTGGAAGCACTTAATCTTCCAAACTTTACATATCTAAAAGATACTTCTGTACATTGGGTAGATGGTGTGGCATTTTCAGTATTCAGTATTTTTGATAACAAAGATAATTGGGTAATGGCCGATGATTTTGGTTTACAATCTGCCCGATTAAAAGTTGCACTATTTCACGGGCCAGTTGACCATTCACAAACCGATGTGGGGTATGTAGTATCTTCTCGTCATTTTACAACTGAACTTTTTGATGGGTTTGATTTGGCACTATTGGGTGATATACATAAAAGACAAGAATTGATTTCACCTAAAGGATGTAAGTGTGTATATGCTGGTTCTTTGGTACAACAAAACTTTGGTGAAACATTAGATAAACACGGATTCTTAGTTTGGGATTTAGAAACATTAACATATGAAGAAGTTGATATACAAAACGATTATGGATATTACACTATGGATATTATCGCAGGAGTTGTTCCTGACGTTACTGATTTACCTTTGTATCCAAGGCTTAGGGTAAGATTCTCTGATACCGATGCTGCGGATACAAAGAGAGCTATTACTGAAATTAAAATGAAATATGGTGTAGAAGATTTTACAACCATAAGAACTGATAGTTTGGCAAAAAAGAAAACAGGTGATAGAGATAGCAAATTAGAGTTAGATGATATTACCGATGTAACTTATCAAAACTCTCTAATTACGGACTATATTCAAAGGATGATGCCGTTTGTGACTGATGAAGAAATTGCAGGAATACAATCCTTAAACAAAGATATTAATAGTAGAATAATTGCAGACGAACTGACAAGAAACGTAAAATGGAAGCCGGTAAGATTTGAATTTTCTAATATGTTCAGCTATGGTGAGGATAATGTAATCAATTTTGACAAAGTAAATGGGTTGATGGGACTCTTTGCACCAAATGCAGCAGGTAAATCATCTTTATTTGACGCAATCTCATTCTGTCTATTTGATAAGTGTAGTAGAGCATTCAAAGCGGCAAACATAATGAACAATCGGAAATCAGACTTCCATTGTCAATTGGATTTTGAAGTAGAGGGAGTAGAGTACCATATTCGTAGAGAGGCGAGAACAATCAATAAAGGTAGGAACGTAAAGGTAGATGTTCAATTTTGGAGAGTAGTAGATGGAGTATCCGAATCCTTAAATGGAACGGAGAGAAGGGATACTAACCAAGTCATTGAAGGGTATGTGGGCCGTTATGAAGATTTCGTTCTAACTGCACTATCCTTACAAGGTAATAATACTCTATTCATTGATAAATCCCAATCGGAGAGAAAGGACCTCCTTGCTCAATTTATGGGATTGGATATATTTGATAAGTTGTATGAGATGGGAGCTGAAGAGATTAAGGAAGTGGCAGTACTAATCAAAAATTTCAAAAGGACGGATTTTACTTCCGAATTGGCGACTAAGGAAAGCGACCTGAAGGTTAAAAAAGATGAGTTAGATGAGTTGAATAAAACACTTAAATCCCATAATACTGAAAAGGAAAAAATTCAAAATCATATATCTGATTTAAAGGAATCTCTCATACCAATTGATACAAATCTGGATATCAATTTATTGAACGATTCCAGAAGGACCATTGAGAGGAAAATAGAAAGTAATGATTCTGATAAGAAAACAAAAGAAACCAAAATAAACGAATTTATAGGGGTTTTAAATGAAGTTTCACAATCTATAAGTAATAACGATACTGTCAATGGTTTACCAATAGATGAAGCTAAGAAAGAGTGGGATTTGGCTAAGGGTAAATTAGCAGAAGTACAAACTCAAATAGATAAGTTGGAATCTCAATATGAGAGAAATTTGGAAAAACTAAAACATTTGGAACAACATGAGTATGACCCAAATTGTAAGTTTTGTATGAACAATGTCTTTGTTAAAGACGCAATTCAAACCAAAGAGATTGTTAAAACACAAGAATCTCAGTTAGAAACTCTGAATATTGCACATCATGCACTAATCAAAGCAACCGAACCATTTTCAGAAGTAGAGGATGTTTGGACTAAATTAGTTGATTTAAGAAATAAATATCATAAAGGGGTTGTTCTTAAAGAGAAAACCGAAGCGGAATTAAAAGGATTAGAAACACAATCTGAACTTCTAAAAACACAATTAGATGGAGTTGATTCGGATGTTGTTAGATATAATGAAAATATTGCAACAATAAACAAAAATACTGCTATTAATCAAGAGATAAGAGTTTTGGAAACCGATAAAAAACGAGTTGAATCTGAAATTGCAAACGTAAATAAAAAAGTATTAACTTTAACTGGTGAAATTGGTTCAATAGAATCATATATCAATGGTACAAAAGCTAAAATACAAGAAGTTAAAGATTTAGAAAAGAAGAATGACCTATACACTTACTATTTAGATGCTGTGAAGAAAGATGGTGTACCTTATGAATTGATTTCTAAAGCAATGCCGGTGATAGAAAGTGAAGTAAACAATATCTTAGCACAGGTTGTGGATTTTTCTCTTTCAATGGATACTGATGGAAAGAATATTAATGCTAGAATAGTTTATGAGGACCAGGAGTGGAACTTAGAGATGTGTAGTGGTATGGAGAAGTTTATTAGTGGACTAGCTATCAGGGTAGCATTGATTAACATTTGTGGATTACCTCGTCCTAACTTCTTAGTAATAGATGAAGGGTTTGGAACATTGGATGCGGATAATCTAGCATCTCTGTTTATGATGATGCAATATCTTAAAACTCAATTTGATTTCATTTGGGTTATTTCCCACTTAGAGCAGATGAGAGATATAGTGGATGGATTAATTGAAATTAAAAAAGAAAACGGTTTCTCTAAAATTAATTTTTAGGATTAACCGGTAATATATTTTTAGGTAGAGGTTTCTTTGAAGCTTCTACCTTTTCTTTTATAAGGGTTTCTACCAACCCATTTATTTTATATCCTTTTTCTTTACAAAATTCCTTTAATAATTGATGTATTTCGGCATCAATTTGTATCATAGCGTATTTTTTCATATATAACTTTAGATTTCTTTATTATTCTTTAGATTTTCATACTGATAATAATTATTAGAAATATTTATTTTATATCAATAGAAAATAATTCCCTTAATGCCTAGAATTAAAAAATACGCAGATGGTCAGAAAAGTAATCTTAATGAAGTAGTAAAATTAAGTTCTTTTCAAACATACATCATAGATGATAGTCCAAATTCAACTTATTTTAAAGTAACTGAATTTAAAGATACTTTTACAGGTGGTAAAAATGGATTTTTAATTGAAGGTACTCAGCATCTAAAAGAATCAACTGAAATAAAAATACAAATTTTAGATGTTGATGGTAATCCTGTTTATTATGAACCAGGAAATGGTGTTCCAGAATATTATGAGGGTGCATCAAAACTTATAGCTGTTTATGTATATGAAGATACACCTATTGGAGAAGCGAATATTACAATATTAGGCGAGTTAAAAACTTATATAGATGAAAGTGGTAATACACTTCCAATTCCAGATGAATGGAAAAACGTTTATAATGTAAAGTGGGAAAAACGATTTAAAATAAATAAACTATTATCTAACGAAGATAAAGTAAGATTTTATAGAAGACCACAAGTTTCAATAAACGAAATAGTAAAACCTATTTATTCGAACATTGTTTCTAACATTACAAAGAAAGGAACCGTAGATGGATTTGCACAAGTACCGGAAGCTGGTGTAAAATTAACTGATTTTTCTAACCCAACAAATTATTTAATTCAAATAAATGATGGCGGGGCTTGGACAGGTTCAGTAGTGGGTACAACAATTCAATTTGCAGATTTAGGATTTTCTTCTATTGCATCAGATGTCATAAATAAAACCGATTTATACATCCAAACTCCTTATACCGTTAATGGTATAGTTTCTGATTTTTCTAATCAAGGATATACAGCATCATTTAATTATATTGAAGGATTAGATAATTTAAAAACAGCACTTACAGGTTCATTTGCAAAAATAACATTATCGGATTTAACAACATTTGTTGGAGATGTTGCTAGAGTAAAGATATTTAGAAAATCACAATCAGACCTCTCCGATTATCAATTTATTCAGGAAATACAATTAGAATCTAATGAAGTTTTAAGAGATTTAGAAACTACAACAAAAAATGAAGAATATTATGGTGGTTTTGACCTTTATAAAAATTACTGGTTAACTTCATCTAATAATATCACAACACAATTTAATCAAAATTATTTATACAATTCTGTAAAGTTAAATAGTTCAACAACAAATTTATTTTTTACATCTAAATCTTTAGATATAAGTCCAAATACGGAATATAGTTTAACATTTAACGCGAGAGTTGGTAGTCCTGCTAATACTTCTGATAGTTTAAAAGTTTATCTAAGTGGTTCAAGACAATCTACATTTAATAATGTAATTACAAGTGTAGGGACTACACAAAATATTCTTACATTAACATCGGATAATAGTTTACTTCAAAAATCTCAAATTAATGCAAACTTTAAAGCTGAAAATTTATCAAATGTAAAATTAGTTTTTGAAGTTAAAGGAACTGATTGGTATATATCCGATGTTAGCCTAAGAGCTTCGCAAGAAACATCATTTTCTCCGGATGAAATAACATTTATTCAACCAATTCCGAGAACATTACCAAGAGAAACATTCGATTTCAGATTTCAATTTTATGATATAAACAATAATTACATACCTGTAATTGTTGAAGAAAGTAAAACTTTTGATGGTGGTAATCTGAATGTTATTAATAAAAATTTAGATTTAGTACCTTCAAATTTATATTTTCAATTTGATTCTGGTTCAGGAAATGGTAATCCTGTACCACCTACAGTAATATCTATTGATGTAATTAAAAGTTATTTAACGGGTTCGGTAACATATACATCTCGTTCATATGACTTTTTTGGAAATGAATTGTCTTCATCTCAATATGTTGGTGGACAAATGCCAGGTCTTTTATTGAATAGAGAAACCGATTTAGTTACTCTCACTGTTAGTAACTTTACTGGTTCTAGAGAAGATATTATTGTACAATATATTGAATTTACAGGAGAGTGTGAGGGTGTAACTGATTCATTTGTAATTACGAGGGTAATTGATGGTAAGGGTGGTGTAAATTATGAAATTAGACCATATAGAGGAACTGTAATTAGAAATAATGACCCATCTGGTTCTTTAGAAGTACAGGCGGTAAGAATTGATGGTATCAATGAGTTAAACATACGAAGTGGGTTACCATATGGACGTTCTAATAATAGATTATACGTTGCATCTGGTTCTTACTATGTAACTTTGACACAAGCGTCAGCTAGTGGATTTATTAAAGGGGTTTATCCTGGATTAACGGGTTCTGGTGAATTGGATTATAATGCCGTTTTCAATAGAGATTCAATAGATGGCCAAAGAACAATTTATTTAATTGGTTCTGGTTCTGAACCAACTCCATCTCAACCAACATTAACGGCTTCAATATATACAACACTAACTCTTACTGACCTTTTGGATGGTTTAGATGCGGGATTTGTTGCATATGATGCCGATACATTTACAATTAATCCAAGACTTTCAAATACTTTTGCACCACCTTCTGCCAGTGCAACTGCATCTTTTTACAGAAGAGGTACAAACATCAATCCAATATCTGGATCTGTGATGGTTTATCCATCAATGTCAATTAACAAAGATTATGTTCCTGAATATTGGGTTTACTATACAACACAAAGTTTTAATAGAGATATTACCGTTGTAGCAACTGATGATAATAATTTTATAATTCCATCAAAACCTTTTGGTCAATTTATAGGAAATCCAATATCTCAAAGTAAAACTCTTACTATTAATTGGACTTACATCGAACCATACTCATCAGAATCGGTAAGTGTTAATAAAACATTTACAATAGTTCCTGAAGGAAAACCTGGAGATGAAAGTATTGTGTTTGAGATAATTCCTGCAAATGTAAACCTAAATGCAAATTCAAGAGGTATTGTAAATGATTATAAACCATCTGCCGGAGAAATAAGATTAAAACAGGGTTCAAGATATCTTTTATTTACTGGTAGTAGGTTTCCAGGAACTTTCCATATTGCAACTGCATCAATTGTAGCAAATAATATTACTAAAGGTGATATAAGATTTGATAACAATTATACTGAATCACTTATTTTTAGTGCATCTTCAAATATGACTAATTTAAGTGGAAGTATTCAATTTCCTTTAGAAATACAACCATATTATACATCTTCGGTTTATACTGCGAGTGTTTACCAATATTTTACAAAAGTTTTGGATGGACCTCCACCGATTGAAATTATTATATCACCTCTTAATGCAACTATAAACGCAAATGAAATAGGATATGTTTCTGAATCTGCTTATAGAAGTGCTGATACTTCAATTAGGGTAAGGGAAGGAAATGATTTTTTAACTTTCACAACACAATCGGCAGCTCCTGGTACTTGGAGAATTACATTAGCAAGTGGAAGTAATATAGCAACACAATCATTATCATCATCTTCATTTGATACGGCAACATTAAGGTTTAGAAAATTTGATGACCCATATGTATCTGCAAGTGTACTTTACAATATATTGGTTTATCCATATGCATTGGGTGCGGGACATCAATATACATCTTCTTTATATAGTAGAACACAAACGTTTACTAAAAATGTTGCACCACCAAATGCAAGAGCAGTATCATTATCCGCAACTTCTCAACTTGTAAATTTTGATAGAGATGGACAAGTTACATCTCCATTGGATGATATTACATTAACCGCTACAGCGTTTAATACAACCGGTTCGGTATATTATCAATTCTTCAAAGATGGTAGTCCAGAAACGGGTATTCAACTTTCAAACACATATACCGTTCCATCATACAATGCAACTTTGCCTGGTCAAACTGCAACATGGAAAGTTACTATAAGGGATGGTAGTAATGCGGCTGCACAACCTATTAGAGCAGCCGCAGAAATTTCAATTGCAGGTGTAAAAACTGGAGCAGATGCATATTCATTCAATGCAACAAATGAAAATACTTCTATTACAGCAGACCTTTGGACAACTGAATTTTCTGGAAGTTCTATTCAGATAAGAGGATTTAAAGGGCCTGACCCATTAGAACATACATCCTCATATGTTCCATCTCAGGAAGTATATAACTATTTGGATGGAACTTTCTTAGGAAACTTAGGATACTATTCTGCATCAATATTTACATCATCTTCATTTGTGGGTGTGAGTGGAAGTAAATTTCCACCATCTAACCCCGCAACTTTGCCTGATTTAAGAAGTTGGTACGCACCGGCTATTAACAAATCTGGACAAGTTATTTATAAAATTGATTTTGAAAACGCAAAACAAGTTTCTTATGTAACTCAATCAATTGCAGTACAATTTACTCCGCCTGCACCTTATAGTGCAAATTTATCCAGTGAAAATGGTGGAATAATGTATAGAGTTTCTGGCGAATTAGAATTTGACCTATCTACAACTACTATAAGAGTTTTTAGAGGTGATTTAGAATTAACAAACGTTTCATCATTTAGTGGTGGTAAGTTAGATGCTTATGGTAATCTCGGCTATCCAAATCAATGTAGAGTAAGTATTTTATCATACTCCGGACATTTAACTTTAGCCGGCGGATTAACCGCAGGTTCGCACGTTTCCGGAACACCAGCATCATTTGCAGGTATAACTGGATGGTCTAGTCCCGAAACAATTGCATCAGGGGAGATTGTATTCCAAATTGATTGTGAGGGTAGAGAAACTCTTTACAAAACCTTATCGTTATCGGTAGTATATGAGGGTAATACTGGACCGGGTATTGTAATGAGGGGTGTTTGGAGCTCAACAACAGATTATATTGCAGAAATTGCAAATCAAAGAAGGGATGCGGTAATTTGGCCAGACCCAGCAACAGTAAATAAAGACACTCACTATTGGGCGGCAATAACGGGTAGTGGACCTGGAACACCGGTAGGCCCACAACAACCCGATGGTACAGTTCCATACACGGATACTGCATATTGGCAGTATTTGGGACAAGAAGAATTTTTTGTAGCAGCACAAATAGCCATATTCCAAGAATCATATGTTAAAAATACGCTTAATGTTGGTACTAAAGATGGTACTGGTGCATTTGCAAATATTGTAATTGCTGGTGGTAGAACTGACCCATATATTGCAATAGGACAAACAGGAACACAGGGAACTCAAGGAACTGGAGTTTCAATTGGTGGTGCCGGAGTTATTGGGTATAATAGACCTGGTATATTCTTAGGAGTATATGAAGATGGTGCGAATGGTACAACAGGCCGTTTCTCAATTAAAACAACTGGTACATCTGGAAAAGGAATGTATTGGGATGGTGACCAATTAACAATAGTTGGTTCAATTAGACAAAGGCAACCTGGTATACCTGAAGGAAGTTATAGAGGTGTTTGGGCACCTGCAACAGCTTATTATCCTGATGATACTGTAAGATATGGTGTTTCAACTTATATAAATTCAAATACACATACATCAACTAATGATAATAATGTAAATACCGGCTATCCGCCAGATGCAACAAATACTTGGGCAGTTTCAGCTGCGGCAGGCACATCTGGAACAACTGGTACATCTGGAACAACTGGAACGGCCGGCACAACTGGAACTGCAGGTGGGCCTGGACCTGGTGTTGTTTATAGAGGATTGTTTGCGGGTAATAATAATTACTTTCACACAACCGAAAGAAAAGATATTGTAAAATATGGAAGTAACTATTATTTAACAAATAATACTGGTCTTAACGGAAGTGCGGGTACAGCTGGTTCTGGATTGTTTTGGAATTTTCCTGGAGGTGGTAACACGAATTGGACTACATTTGGAGCTCAATTTAGTTCTGTAGCAACTGATGTACTTTTTGCGGTAGAACAATATGTTGATAAAACAATTAATATTGGTGCAAGGGGTGGAAACGCATTGATTACTTTAAATGCAAATGAAAGTGGTTCAAACGCAAATCCATACATTTCAATAGGACAGATAAGTTCTAGTATATTCAATGGGTGGGTAACCGAATCCCAAGTTCAAGGATTTAATAATAATGGTATTTTTATGGGATTTGACCAAACTATACCAAAAGTATCTATGATTGGTGTATCTGGTTCTTTGGTTTGGAATGGTGAAGATTTATCAATAAAAGGTTCAATTAATACAAATAATGGACAAATTGGTGGATGGACAATTTCACCTGGATCAATCATTTCCTCTAATCAAAATATTCAATTATATTCAGAACCATCAGAATCTATTTCGGTATTTGATGATGAAGGTCAATTAAGATTTTTAGCTTCTACGAAAAAAACATTACCGGACCCAATCGGTGTAGGTTATTCAAATGCAACTATTGGTACATTTACCACATCATCTACACAAACAAATGGTGTACCAAATGATGGTACTTATGACCCATATTATGGTGGTACTGTTGCATATGATTATTATATACAACCTTCTTCTAATGGCTCATTTACGGCTACGGTATCAGGAGTTCATATAATTACAGTCAATTTTCCTTTTGATTATGGTAATTATGTTCAAGCGAATGGTTCAGCGGATGGATTCATCACCGCACGTTTAAGATTATCTAAAACTGGATACTGGCCACAAAACTTCACCGAATATGTAGCAGATTCAAATGCTGTTCAAGCATATGCGCAAGGTACGGTAAACACTTATTGGGAATGGAATGGATTTCAATGGACACAATCATATTATGCAAGTGGACAAACTTCATATCTACCGGCAGCAAAAATGACAATAATAGCAGAATTACAATCTGGAGTAACATATTATTTGACATATGTAGGATATGCATACGCCCATTCGCAAGATACATCTGATTCAAATAATTATCCACCTTATGGATTTAATTCCACGGTTTATACTGCATTAAATAATTCAGCATCAAGAACGGTGACTATTAAAACTTTATCGGCTGGTACTGTAATAAACGGAGGTGGATTCCAATCGGTTATAGATGATGCTGCGTATTTAAGAGTAACTTCTGGTACTAGTGGTTCTTATAATTTTTCAACCGAAATTACTGGTAGTTTAATGGTTGATAGAGCTATATCCAAATTTAGTAATGGATATGGATACCCACCGGCAGTAAAGGCGTTTGGTACTGTGAGATATAACGGAACGGCTTCTAATAATGCTGCAAATTATACTATATTAAATCGTTATAATATTAGTAGTACTTTGAGTTTAGATACATTTAATAGATATGTTATAACATTTACCAATCCTTTGGATACTACGGATTATATCATTTTATTTACAATATCAAACATAACATATTCTTCAAATGAAATTGGTAATATAGCCACAATTACAGGAAAAAGTACCACTGGTTTTAATTTTAGAATAGAAAGACCTAGTCATCAGAGTCCGGGTATTGTAACAACATGGATAGGTGGTAACTTAAGCTTAACCGCAGCAACTGAATTTGTTGATTTTGTAGTATTATCAAGATAAAAAATAAATAATTTATGAAACCAAAATTAATTATAAGTGAAAAAAATGGAAACATTAGGTGGACATCCCCAAATGAAGAAACTATTGATTTTGTAACCAAACAAGCAATATCATCAGATTCAAATTATGTTTTTATGTACGATGACTCCGAAATTGATTATTCATTTGCTTTTTGTTATGATTTTAATTTTAATGATGAAAATGGTTCAACTGCAATTCCATCTTTAAATTTAGAAAAGGCAAAAGAATTATTTTTAAATTATTTGAGATACAAAAGAAATGAATTATTTCCTGATTTAGATTTACAATATATGAGGGTATTGGAAACTGGAAATCAAACATTAATTCAAGAAATAGTTACAAAAAAACAACAACTAAGAGATTTGACAAATATTGATTTTTCAGATGTAACAAATCCTGTTCAAATAAGAGAAAAATGGCCAACTGAAATATTAGGCCAAATACCTTTTTAATTAATAATAAATGCCAGCATCAACACTATATAGAGTAACTTTACCAAATGGAACATCTGGAGATGTAACTTGGACAGAATGTGAAGGAAATGAAGTGACTATCTTTGTACCTTCAAAAATAGGTTCAATAATATTCTCCGCACAGAATGGACAATATACTGTTCCTCCTGGATCCGTTGTAGAAACTTTTGGTACTTCTGCAAGTGATTGTTTATCTTCTTCTATTACTTTTACAACTACAACAACTACAACTGCGGCACCAACTACAACCACAACTACAACAACGTTAGCACCATCATCATTTAGTTTGGGATATGATGCTTCTTCAGCTGCAAATTCTTGTTATGATTTTGCATCATCACCAACAACTTATTATTCTTTTGGTGGTACCGTTTTACAAAATACTCTACAAATATTTACGGATAGTGGATTAACAACACCGGCTCCTAATGGATACTATTCAAATGGAACATATTATTTTATAATAAGTGATAATGGTACTTTAGATGATAAGGGAACTTGTTTATCGGTTACAACAACTACAACCACAACTACAACTACAACCACAACTACAACAACCACAACAACTACAACCACAACAACTACAACAACTACAACTGCAGCACCAACAACTACAACTACTACGGCTGCTCCAACAACTACAACTACTACAGCTGCTCCAACAACTACAACTACTACAGCTGCTCCAACTACAACAACTACAACCGAAGCACCAACTACAACTACAACAACGGCTGCTCCAACAACTACAACTACAACTGAAGCTCCAACAACAACCACAACAACTACAACTGAAGCTCCAACAACCACAACAACTACAACAACCACAACAACTACAACAACTACAACCGCAGCACCATCTTATTTCTATTGGAATGCAACTTATTGTGGAGGCGGAAGTGCAGGGGTTGTTAGATTTAGTGTTGACCAGGTAACTAATAGTGTATTTGATTTGGGTAGTTATGTGTGTGTTCAATTAACAACAACTGCAACTGGTCCTTCATACGATATTGACTTGGGTGATGGTTCTAGTTATGTAGGAAATAATTGTAGCTCATGTCCAACACCACCAACGTCAACTACAACAATTGCGTATGAATATTATGATTACGAACCTTGTACGGGCGGTAGTGCATACACTGGACCAGTTTATTCAGTAGAAGTAGTAGCCGGTGATGGAGCTCCGGGATGTGTAGCTTATCTTGGAACAGTATATTCACAATATAGCGGCGTTTATTCCGGACCTGCAAATTATACGTTATTAACAGGATATAGTCTTGTTTCTTGTGGATTGTGTCAATAAAATACAAATTTATTAAAGAGTTAATTTTAAATGTTATGAAAAAATTACGATATATTTGTTGTCAACCGGCAATTACTTATTATACTTGGCAAGTTGAAGTATTAATTAATAACTTCAAAAAAATGGGAGTAAACCCAAACTACATTGATATAGTTTGTGGGATAGAAAATGGTATAATTCCAGATGAATGGAGAAAATTGATGTTACATTATAATAGTGTTCGTTTTTTCTTTTACAACGATACAAGAACCGATAAAAGTTATCAACCTGCCATTTATTTTAATTTGATGAAGCAACACATCGTAGCTAGACCGGAAATACATGATGATGTTTTATTTTTACATGATTCTGATATAGTTTTGACAAGACCTCCTAAATTTGATGATATGATAAAGGGTAATTCTTGGTATTTAAGTGATACTAAGTCTTATATAAACTATAATTATATAAAATCAAAGGGAGATTACATATATGAAAATATGTGCCGAATAATTGGGATAGACCCATTAATACCAAAGTTATTAAATAATAATTCAGGTGGAGCTCAATATATAGTTAAAAATACTACATATGAATTTTGGGATAAAGTTGAAAAGGATAGTATTAATCTTTACAAATGGTTTTGTGATAATGAAAATTTGCATGTAAAAAAAACAGAATATGATTATCCCATACAAAAATGGACTGCCGGAATGTGGTCTTTACTATGGAATGCTTGGTTAGCAGGGCATGAGACAATTGTAGATGAACGTTTGGCATTTGGATGGGTGACGGGTCCAAAAAATGAAGTTGAAAAATACGGAATTCTTCACAATGCAGGAGTTGTGGCCGATTCCAATAGCCCACATTGCTATGCCAAAGGTTTATTTTATAAAGGAGCTTATATGAATAAACTTCCATATTTTGAAAATTTAAAAATAAGTGATGAATTTGCTTCATCATTTTATTGGAAAGAAATTTGTGAAACTGCAAATAAATCCATTTTAATTGAACAAACTCCTGAAACTAAAATTAAAAATGATTTTAACAAATACAAAATTACAAATTTACAAATAGACCCATACGGTGTATGTAATGCTAAGTGTTGGTTTTGTCCAGTAAGATATAAAGGTAATCCTGATCATGGAAAGGAAGTAATGAGTCCTGAATTATTTGAAAAAATTATTAAAAATCTTATAGATGAAAGAGAAAGACCCGATGGATTAGTTAGTAAAAATTTTAATGGATTTTATACAGCACATTATAACGAAGTTCTTTTATACCCACATTTTGAAGAAATATTAAAGATATGTAGAAAATATAAATTGGTAACAATGGTACTTTCAAATGGAATACCATTAACACCGGAAAGAGTTGATATACTAAAAGAATATCAAGATGTATTGAGTGGTATATGTTTGAATACACCTGCATTTGATGCAGAAACTTGGAGTAAAAGAAGTGGTATTAATATAAAACAATTTGATAAACTTATATCAAATATAAAATATGCAACTGAACAATTATCTGATATGGTAAAAAGAAAAGCGTTTTCAATTCAAATTAATGGTTCACATGAATTATCTTTTGGTGATAAAGGTGGTTGGTTAGAAAAAGGACCAGAGTTTCCAAAAGATATGGATTTGGATGTTAATAATGGGGAATTGGTTCAACAGGAGAAAAAAGCAAAAGAATTATTTCCTGGTGTAAATATTTTTACGGTTCCATATCTAATTGATAGAGCGGGATTGTTGGATGAGGTGATGAGTAATAAACCTGCAATTGAAAGAAATTTAAAAAGAAATGTTGCCGATAAAAAAGTAATTGGATGTGCAAATGGTAGAGAAGTTGGTGGTAGACCAATCGGATGGGTTCATGTAAATGCAAGTGGTAAAGCCTTCCTTTGTTGTAATGATTATGATATGGAAATGCAATGCGGAGATTTCAAAACGCAGGAATTAAGAGATTTTTGGGGAACTGATGAACATATAAAAATGGTTCAAAAATCATATGAAACCATTTGTAGAGGGTGCGCTTCTGCTATTTTTGAATAATTAAAAAATATATACTTATATATAAACAAACTTTATGGCAACAAAAACTGAAAAATTATCAGAAGATATTATAGAAAGTATAAAAACCTTACAGGGTGATGTAAATAGTTTAATTTTTGATTTAGGACAAGTAACGTTAAGAACAAGAGAATTAAACTTAGAAATTGCACGTTTGCAAGAAATTAAAAAGGAAGTAGAGGACAAAATTGATAATAAAGGGTTGCAATTAGAAAATATTCTTTCCGATTTACAAAGAAAATATAAAAATGCAGAAGTTGATTTAAAGGATGGTACGGTTAGTTTTGAAGTATCTGAATAATATTATATTTATAGTAAAATAACAACAATGTTAAAGAGTAAAATACAGGAATCCACATTTGGTACTCAAAAAATCAACAGGATACTAACTAATGTTTTGAGTTATGATTTGGGTACTGATGATTGTAGATTAAGATACGAACTTAGATTTAGAGATTCAAATAATTCACCTGCAGAACCAGATGATATTATTACATCTGGAATTTGGAAAGTTCCACAAGAGATTCTAAATGGTTGGACAGGAAGAAACGAGTTTTTAGCTGAAAAACTATGTGAATTCTTGGGATACACTATTATAAAACATTTATCTCAATCTGAGGTAGATTAATTTGGAATTTACGAATTTTTTTCGTATATTTGTTATATATGTCAAAACAAAAGTTACTTTATGTATGTCCACACCTATCCACCGGTGGACAACCACAATATACCTTTAAACAGGTTAAACACTTTGTAAACGATTTCGAAATAGAAGTTGTTGAAATAAACAATAGTGGTGGCGATGCGTTTGTTGTTCAAAAAAATAGAATTAAAGAATTAGTACCTGTACATACTTTGGGGGAAGATAAATCTCAGATTCTTAATATTATTGAAAAGTTTAATCCGGATATTATACACTTTCAGGAAATACCTCAATTTGATTTATCTGAATTTGTATTAGATGTAATCTTTAGAAAAGATAGACCTTACTTTATTTTAGCAACTACACATGGTTCTTTCACAAATCCGGTGGATATTGCATATCATCCAGATAGATACGTTTTGGTATCGGAATGGAGCAAACAAAGATTTGATGATGCTGAATTAGGAGTAGAAACAACTCTTTGGGAATATCCGATTGAAAATTATGTATTTAATAAAGAAGAAGCACAAAAACAATTAGGGTTTGAATCTGATTGGAAACATGTTTTAAATGTTGGATTATTTTCACCTGGAAAAAATCAAGGAGAAATATTTGCAATAGCAAGACAATTAGAAAAATACAAAATTAAATTTCATTTCGTAGGCAATCAAGCTATGAATTATGAAAATTATTGGAGACCACTTATGGAAGCCGTTCCACCTAATTGTGTTATATGGGGAGAACGAAACGATGTTGATACATTCTATGCGGCATCAGACCTATTTTATTTCTCATCTAAATTAGAATTAAATCCATTATCAATCAAAGAAGCATTGAGTTATAAACTTCCATCTATATTCCGAAAGTTACACACTTATTTGGATACATACGATAATAACTCATTGGTAACTTATATTGATGATGATTTAAAAATAACTAAGAGAATTATATTAGAAAAATTAAATCCAGAATTTAATGAAGTACCAGGATGGTTTGCATATAGAGAGTTGTATAATAGTGTAATTGATAATGCTATTGGTGGCGAAACATTTGTAGAAGTTGGTGCTTGGTTTGGTAAATCAACAAATTATTTAGCAAGTAAAATAAAAGAATCTGGTAAAGATATTGATTTTACCGCAATTGATACATGGAAGGGTACTGATGATGAGAAATTACATCAAAGTATAGTTAATGCTTTTAATGGGGATATATTTTATGAATTTATAGACAATATGGTTTTATTGGAAAATTATGAAACAATAAAAACTATAAAAGATACATCTAAAAATGCAGCAAATACATTTTCAAATAATAGTATTGATTTTATTATGATAGATGCGGGACATTCGTATGAAGCATTAATAGAAGATTTAAATGTTTGGTATAAAAAAGTAAAACCAGGTGGAATTATTAGTGGAGATGATTATGGTGTATTTGGTGGAGTTACTACCGCTGCAAATGAATTTTTTTATGGTCAATTCCATACAGGATTTCGTTCATTTGTAAGAAGAAAACCTCGTATCCAAATTAAACATATGTTGACTAGACCGGATGATATGAGAGAAAGAGTATCCATACAATCTATAAAACAATTGGAAAAATATGGAATGGTGTATCAACCAATTGTAAATAAAGTTTATGAAGGATTAGCACCTGCTGAAAATTGTAGAAGGCCTGAACATATAAGTAAAGATAATAAACCGGGTGAATTATATCCTGGTGCTGGATTAGGTTGGATGACTGGTAGACACTATGGGTGTTATTTGGCACATAGAAACGCATTAGAAACAATAGATGATGAAAACTTTGATTATACTTTGATATTTGAAGCAGATGCATTTATCTATACGGGATTAGAAGAATTTGTAGATATTGTACATAAGGCATGTTTTATCTCAGAAAGAGATGATGTGTACTTTATTGGATTAGCGGATAACCCATCAAGAGAAAAAACAAAAGTAGATGAACTATTTACCAAAACTGCATATAATCAAGACCTTGCACATGCATATCTAATACCGAATAGAACAAAAGGGTGGTGGATGGAAAGGTTAAAAGATTGTGGTTGGGATGTTGGAGATTTATGGTATAATCATGTATTTTATCATCATCCAAAAAATAGATACACTACAAATAAAATGTATTCAAAACAAGCGGAAGGATTTTCTCTTTTAGATTTGACAGTTAAAACTTGGGATTAATGATTTACGATAATTTAGTTAAAAATAATAAAAATAAAGTAGAAATACAAAACAAAGTTCATTATCACTTTGTCAAAGGACCATTTATTGAAGTTAAGGGGTCTAAATCTGCAAAATATTTAGTAAACTTTATTGATAATAGAAATGGTAAAGTTTATTTTTCTACTGAAATAAATAATAATTGTTGGTGTAGATGTAGTATTGAATATTTTGTAGAATGGAAAATACAGATATATGAAAATGGAAAACTTTGGTTTGAACATTTATTTAATCCAACTGGTAAAAGAATTTATATAGCTTTAGATTCAAAGGCGTTAGGAGATTCATTGGCTTGGTTTCCGTATGTAGATGAATTTAGAAAACAATATAATTGTACGGTGATTACATCTACATTTATGAATGATATGTTTAAAGAAAAATATCCTGAAATAGAATTTGTTGAACCTGGAACTAATGTAACTGATTTATATTCTATGTACACAATAGGTTTATTTTATAACGAAGATAATAGTATAAATCGTTTTAAAAATCCGGTAGACCCTAAATCGGTAACACTTCAAAAAATGTGTTCAGATATTTTAGGATTGGAGTTTAAAGAAGTAAAGCCAAAAATTAAAAATATTAAAAAAGTAGATAAAGAAAACCAAATTTGTATAGCTACATTTGGTACGGCACAATCTAAATTTTGGAATAATCCTACTGGATGGCAAGAAGTGGTGGACTGGCTAAATAATAGAGGATATAAAGTTAAACTAATATCTAGAGAGCAAGATGATTATATGGGTAATAAACATCCTATTGGTATAGAAAGACATCCACAAGGACCAATAGAAGATGTTATGAAAGAATTAAAAAAATCACACGCATTTATTGGAATTGGTAGTGGATTGAGTTGGTTAAGTTGGGCTTTAGATGTACCAACGGTTTTGATAAGTGGATTTTCATATAAGTGGGCTGAAATGGAAGATTGTATTCGTATTGGTTCACCGCAAGGAAAATGTGAAGGATGTTTTAATCGTTTGAGACTAGATCCGGGTGATTGGAATTGGTGTCCTGACCATAAAGGAACTGAAAGACAATTTGAGTGTACTAAAACAATAACAGGAGATATGGTAATAAAAGAACTTGAAAAATTCTTATAATGAAAAAAGTTTGGGTAAACGGTACATTTGATATTCTACATATAGGGCATATAAAACTTTTAGAACATGCTGCAAAATTTGGAAATGTTAGAGTGGGGATTGATACTGATGAAAGAGTTTCTAAAAAGAAAGGAGATGGTAGACCGTATAATTGCTTAGAAGATAGAATGGAGTTTTTGCGTAGTATTAAATATGTTGATAGTGTTGTAGAATTTGATTCTGACGATTCTCTTATTGAGAGAATAAAAGAATGGGAACCTGATGTTATGGTAATTGGAAATGATTACAAATATCATCAAATAATAGGCGTAGAATATATTCCAAAGGTAGAATTTTTTGATAAATTATCTGGATATAGTACAACAAACATTTTAAAAAACCAAAAATAATATACTTATATATACAAAAATAAAAACATAAATTTATGGCAGAATTAGATAAAATTCCACAAAAAACTTCAGTTGAATTGGAAACGGTAAAATTGGAAGAAGAAATTATTGAAAAGATTAAAGAAATCAATAACGATTTAAATGCAATTGTTAATGATTTTGGACAAATCTACATTAGAAAAAAAGAATTAAACGAAGAACTTGTTAGATTGGATGAAATTCTTGAAAAAGGTGAAGATGCATTCAAAGACAAGAATAAAGAATTAAAAACTATCATTGATTCTTTGGAAGAAAAGTATCCAAGACATCAAATTGATTTAAAAGAAGGAATTATTGTTTATCAACCGGGCGCACCTAGCAGACTTCAGCAACAAAACGCACCGATTGAAAAATAATAAAGTTGTAAAAGACTAATCCTAATATTTATATAGTATAGAAAACTATATGAAAGGATTAACACAATATTTAATAGAAACAATACTGGGAGAAGCGGCAAAGATAGACAAAGTAGTTGTTGTTTATTCTGGCCGCTTTCAACCTTTTCATAAGGGTCACTACGCAACGTATGACCATTTGGTTAAGAAGTTCGGAAGGGATAATGTTTATATAGGAACTTCCGATGTAACCGATTCAAAAAAATCTCCATTTGGGTTTAAGGAAAAAAAAGCAATAATGATAAAGATGTTTGGAATTCCATCATCTAAAATTGTTAATGTAAGAAACCCATACGCTCCAGAAGAAATACTTAATAAATTTGATTCAGATACAACTGGTTTTGTAACTGTTGTAGGTGAAAAAGATGCATCCCGTCTAAGTGGTAAATATTTTAAACCATATAAAGGAAAGATAGATACTGGTTATTTAGATAGAGGATATGTTTATGCAGCACCCGCACAACCAAACCCTATTAGCGGTACTGATGTTCGCTATTGGTTAAGTAATGGTTCTGAAGCCGAAAGAAAAAAGAATTTTACAAAAGCCTATCCAAAGTTTGATGACCAAATATTCAAATTAATTACTCTTAAATTAAAGAAATTAAAAGAATGTATTAATGAAGAAATCAAATTAAATGTAAAAGTTGGTGATGAAATTTTAATGGGTAAATTTAAAAATAAAAAAGTAATTGTTAAATCCATAGGTAAAGATGAATGGGGAATGCCAACAATCAATGGTAAGAAAGCCGTGACATTTAGAATTCCAAAAAAAGATTTAAAAGAAAGTGCTAGTAGAGGATATGGTGCCGATGCTGGGGAACCGGAAACTGGATATTATACCGATGGTTCTTCTAGAATTTTAAATTCAACAAAACCTGAACCTTGGTTTAAACAAATGGGATATACTCAATTACATTTTCCCAAAGGCGATTATATGAGGGGTAAAGGTAAAATTTCAAAAGAATTGGAAGGACCATATAGAAAAGTTACCTATAAACTCCAAAACGTTGTACATAGTACATTGAATCCCGCAGCAGACCCACATACCGTAGAAGATTGGGAAAATATAGAAAATAAAAAACCTATTAATAAAGTTAAAAGATTTTGGCACGTTGATAAAAAAGAAAAACCACAAATAATTTCAAAAGAAGATATTAATGAAATTATAGATGAAGTAGAAGAATCTTTATTAGATGAAATGGGATTACCTGGTGGAGCTGGTGTAGGATTAAGTTTACCAGGTGGATATATCAATGGGGCACCAAATCCAAAAGATGTTAAAAAATTAAAATCTAAATTAGATAAAGACGGTAGTGAAGAATATGAAAAAGTTGATGAAAAAATAAATTCTAAAAATCATAAACCTGAATCTGAAGCTGAACATAATTTTCTACATCATCATAAAACTTCTGGATATGCACCAGATTATGGGCACGAAGCAGAATTAGACACAATGGATTTTGATGATGATAGAAAAAAACAACCTGGTCATCAAACCGATACAAAAGACTCACAAAGTAAAGGATATGAGCCTGTAAAAGAAAACGAATTAAAAGGTGGTAAAGCGGATGGTATGACATTAAAAGATATAGCTAAACACCATAACGTAAGTGTGCAGGATATTAAGGTAGAGTTTATGAAAGGGTATGCAATTGAAAGAGAGCATACATCTGATACAAATGTAGCAAAAGAAATTGCATTAGACCATCTTTACGAACATCCAAAATATTATACTCGTTTGGCAGTTGTTGATGAAAAGGTTATTAAGGAATATACTGGAAATGGCGCATTTTATAATGATGGTAATGCAACAACTGGTACTCAATGGAATGGAACTTGGGAAGAATATGATAATGAGAGTTATTATTTAGATAATTTAGAGGGATGGGATACATATCATGAGATTCCATCTGAATTTGAAAAGAAAAGAGCAGTAGACCAAAAACTACCTGTTGATGACCAAAATGATGGTAAAACGCACAAATATAATCGTATATTAAAAACAGGTCTTAAAACCCCTGCAGATTTTCTTAAAGGTGATAATAAATTAAAAGAAGTAAGTTCTTTAGACCATCAAGTAGGATTTAATGTTCCTGGTATGTTTGGTGGTGAAGGAATTGATATAACTTCGGATGAAAATTTAGATTTAAATAATCCACAAGGTTGGGAAAAATACGATAAAGCTACAAACAAATTTAAGAAAAAAGGAATAAGCGAATCTTTAATTTTAGAAGGTGGTGCTTATGGACATATGGCACATCCATTTGATATTGAAATGGGTTTAACATTTGGTGACCTTAAGCAAATTGTAGTAAGAGCACTTAATGGTGATTTGGAATTAGCAAGAGAAAAGACTGATGGGCAAGCATTGGCAATTAGTTGGGTAAATGGTAGATTAGTTGCTGCACGTAATAAATCTCATTTAAAAAATAAAGGCGAGGGTGCAATGACGATAGGACAGGTAGCGGATAAATTTGCAGGTAGAGGTGGATTAACTGATGCATATAATTTTGCTATGCAAGACCTTTCAAAAGCAATATCACAATTATCAGAACCACAAAGAAAGAAGATTTTTAAAGATGGTGCGTGTTTTATGAATTTGGAAGTGATATATCCAACATCTGTAAACGTAATTCCATATAACCAACCATTATTGGTATTTCATGGTACATTTGAGTACGATACCGAAGGAAATATAATTGGTGAAAATCAATCTGCAGCATCCATATTGGGTGGAATGATTAAGCAAATAAATGCACATGTTCAATCAAAGTACACAATTCAAGGACCTCCAATGCAAAAACTCCCTAAGTCAGAACATCTTTCTAAACTACAAGGAAAGTATATTTCTATGATTAGTAAATTACAATCCGAATTTGGATTATCTGATTCTGATGGAGTTGCCGATTATCATCAAGCATGGTGGACTAAGTTTGTTGAAAAAGGTGCAAAGAAATTGGATACGCAAGAAAAAATAGGATTGGTTAAGAGATGGGCGTTTGGTGATAAATCATTCCGTATTAACACAATTCAAGATGCTAAATTAAAAGCTTGGGCCGAACAAATAGACAAACAAGACCAACAAAAAATATCCAAACAAAACCTAATGAAGTTTGAAGAAATATTCTTAGGAGTTGGTGCAGATGTATTGTCATTTATGAGTTCAGTACTTACAGCAAATCCAGATTCAGCTAAAAAACAAATGGTATCTAGATTAGAATCAACTATAAAGCAAGTAAAAGCAAGTGGTGACCCAAAGAAAATTCAAAAACTTAAATTAGAATTGGAAAGATTAAATGCTTTGGGTGGATTTGATAAAATAGTACCAAACGAAGGAATAGTATTCGTTTATGGTGGAAATACATACAAACTTACAGGCGCATTTGCACCCCTAAATCAAATATTAGGTATATTCTTTGAAAAATAGTTGTTTTATTTAATTATGATATACTTATATATACAAATATATCATTATTAATATGGCAAGAGAATTTCAAAAAAAGTATATGCACCCAACTCGTAGAAAGTTGGTGAACATGGTTTTGACGGGTGGTGAATACGAAAAAGATACACAAATATCTTTTGCAAATGCCGAAAATGTATCGGAAAACAATCGTAAAAAAGAAGTAGGAGAAATTTGGACAGATTCTGAAGGAAAAACTTGGGAACAAAAAGAATACGGAAAAGTTAGAATAAATGAACTATCCGAAACAATGTCAGATGTTAGAGCTTATTTAGATAAATTAAATAGTTGTAAATCTGATAATTGTAAAACTATAAAATTTGGTAGAGTTGATAAAAAATTAATATCAAAAACGGGATATTGTTTACATTGTTTAACAATAAGAGAGCAACAAATAAGAAATGATGGGATGTGGGAAGAATATGAAAATTATAAAATGCTTGCCAATCTTATTTCTTATGGTAAAGACCTCATTGAAAAATTAAATCAGGCATATACCGATGCTAAACAAGAATATGAATTCGTACATGAAGATGGTAAAATTGAAAAATGGGTTTTAGAGAAAGATGTAAACGAAATAAAAGCTGAAATTCTTACTGATATTACAATGTACGAAGGGGAAATTGAACAGGCTAAAAAATTAAGAAACGAAGCTTGGGATAAGTTGAAAGATAAAGGGTATGATGACCTTATTAAAGCACCAGTAGATTAAGATGGCTCAAAATTTAGGTATAACACAAAAGAAAAGTCTTAAAGAAATTATTGCAGAGGAATACAAAAAGTGTGCAACGGACCCGATACACTTTATGAAGAAGTATTGTATGATTCAGCATCCAGTGAGAGGTAAGATACCTTTTCACCTTTTCCCATTTCAGGAAAAAACCCTTACTCAATTTAAAGATAATCGTTTTAATATAGTTCTTAAATCACGCCAAACCGGCATCTCAACTTTATGTGCGGGATTCTCACTTTGGAAAATGATATTCAATAGTGATTTTAACGTATTGGTTATTGCAACAAAGCAAGATGTAGCAAAGAACTTAGTAACTAAGGTAAGGGTGATGCATGAATTACTACCAAGTTGGTTAAAGGGTGGTTCATTAGAAGATAACAAACTTTCCCTACGTTTACAAAATGGTTCTCAGATTAAAGCAATTGCATCTTCACCTGATGCAGGACGTTCTGAAGCACTTTCTTTACTAATATTTGATGAGGCAGCGTTTATTGAAAGTATTGATGAAATATGGGTAGCGGCACAATCTACATTATCAACGGGTGGTAGTTGTATTGCACTTTCTACCCCTAATGGTGTTGGTAATTGGTTTCACAAAACTTGGTTGGATGCAGAAGAAGGAACAAATCCTTTTAATACAATTAAACTTCATTGGACGGTTCATCCTGAAAGAGACCAGAGTTGGAGAGATGAGCAAGAAAAATTATTAGGACAAAAGAAAGCAGCTCAAGAGTGTGATTGTGACTTTGTATCTTCTGGTGATACCGTAATTGATCCTGAGTTATTGATGTTTTACAAAGAATCATATTGCCAAGAGCCAATTGAAAAAACTGGATTTGATGGAAACCTTTGGAGATGGGAATATCCAACTGGGAATGGGTCTTATATGGTTGTAGCGGACGTGGCGAGAGGTGATGGTTCTGACTTTTCAGCATGTCATGTTATTGATATAATGAACGCAACTCAGGTAGCAGAATATAAGGGTAAGATTGATACAAAAGATTTTGGAAACTTCTTAGTAAATCTTTCAACCGAATATAATGATGCTCTATTAGTAATAGAAAACTCAAATATTGGTTGGGCATGTATTCAACAATGTATAGATAGACAATATAAAAACTTATTCTATATGAGTAAGGATTTAAAGTATGTGGATGTTGAACATCAGATGAGAAACAAATATAGAGCGGATGAAAGACAGATGGTGGCTGGATTTTCAACTACTTCAAAAACTAGACCACTTATTATTTCTAAATTAGATGAGTATTTTAGAGAAAAAGCAGTAACAATTCGTTCTAATCGTTTGATAGATGAACTTTTTACTTTTATATTCATTAATGGTAGGGCTGAAGCTATGAAAAGTTATAACGATGACTTGACAATGTCACTATCAATTGGGTTGTGGGTTAGAGATACTGCACTTCGTTTGAGACAAGAAGGAATTGACCTTACAAAAAGGGCTTTAGGTGGTATTTCATCAAATCAACAATATGAAGGAGTTTATGGTCCATCTGATAGGGATGATAATCCTTGGAAAATGAGAATAGGTGATGATTTTGAAGACTTATCACAATGGTTGTAAAAATGTAGGTGTTTTGATAATTAGTGATATTTATGGTATATGTCAAAATACAAAAAGGAGACCAAAATGATTAAATTAACAAATATCTTAAAAGAAGATGAGTATGTAGATAAAGCATACCAAAAAGGAGACCAACCAGCAGATAATCCAATTGATGATTATGATGAATTGGATGTAGAACAAGAAGATATGGATGATTTCATTGCATATCTTAAATCTTACTCACAATCTTTAGATGAAGCGGGATGTAATTGTGTTTTTGAAGCAGAATATCAAGGTAGAGAAGTTAAGCTAGGTAAACCAATGGCTGGTGATGTAAAGAAATTTAAGGTATATGTTAAAAATCCTAAAACTGGTAAAGTTATTAAAGTAAACTTTGGTCAGAAAGGGGTAAAAATAAAAAAGAATAATCCTGGTAGAAGGGCTAATTTTAGAGCAAGACACAATTGTGATAATCCTGGTCCAAGAACAAAAGCAAGATATTGGTCTTGTAGAAAATGGTAAAATAAATTATGGCAGAACAATTCCAAGACGATAGAAGTTTCTTTGGGAGACTTAAAAAACTATTTTCAACTAACGCAATCGTAACCGTTGATAAAGATGGTAAACGTAAAGTAGTTGATGTTGAAGATAGACAAATGAATACTAATTTTGTAAATCTAAGAGATAGATATACAAAACTTCAAAGGTCTTATTTTGAAACCCATCAGGGTGCGCAATCTATGGCGTATCATCAAGTTCGTAGAGAACTTTTTAGAGATTATGATGCTATGGATATGGACCCAATTATTGGTTCTGCTTTAGACATATACGCGGATGAAAGTACAACAAAGAACGAATATGGTGATGTACTTCAGATTAAATCTACAAATGAGAACGTAAGAGAGATGCTTCACAATCTATTCTATGATATAATGAATGTGGAGTTTAACTTATGGCCTTGGATTAGAAACTTAGTAAAATATGGTGATGCTTTCTTAGCATTGGAAATTCTACCTGGTAAAGGTATTATCAACGTAGCACCACACTCAACATATAATGTAGAAAGATTAGAAGGTACTGACCCAAACAATCCTGATTATGTAAAGTATAAGGTTGAATTGGACCGTTTTGGTAAAAGAGAATACGAACAATACGAAATGGCTCACTTCCGTATGTTATCTGATACTAACTTCCTTCCTTATGGTAAATCAATGATTGAAGGTGCAAGAAGAATTTGGAAACAATTATCTCTTATGGAAGATGCGATGTTAATCCATCGTATTATGAGAGCACCTGAAAAGAGAGTATTCAAAATAGATATAGGTAACATTCCACCGCAAGAAGTGGATAACTATATGCAAAAGATTATCAATAAAATGAAAAAAACTCCATTTGTTGATAAAAATACTGGTGATTACAACTTAAAATACAATATTCAAAACCTTACTGAAGATTTCTTCTTACCTGTTCGTGGTAGTGATAGTGGTACTAATATTGATAACCTAAGTGGTTTAGAATATGCGGCTATTGAAGATATTGATTATTTAAAAAATAAATTATTTGCAGCTTTAAGAGTACCAAAAGCATATCTTTCTTATGATGAGAACGTAAACGGTAAAGCTACATTGGCGGCAGAAGATGTTCGTTTTGCAAGAACTATTGAAAGAATTCAACGTACAGTTGTTAGTGAATTGGCAAAAATTGCAGTAGTTCACTTAGCAGCAAATGGTATTGAAGACTCTGAAATGACAAACTTTGAATTAACTTTGACAAATGCATCTACAATTTATGAGCAAGAAAAGGTTAATTTATGGTCTGAAAAAGTAAGATTGGCATCAGATGTAAAAGCACTTAATATGTTATCTTCTGATTGGGCTTATCATAATGTATTTGGTTTATCACAAGATGAAATTGATATGGAAAGAGCTAAAGTAATTTTAGACCTTAAAGACCGTTTCAGACATACATCAATAGAGCAGCAAGGACAGGACCCAGCAAACCCACCACAACAACAAAATGTGGAAGAAGAAATCAGTAAATTAAAAACTGAAATTGAATTAAATAGGGGAGTTGGTAGACCTAAAGAAGGAAACACTTATGGTAAAGATAAGCATCCATATGGTAGAGACCCATTGGGAGATAAAGAAAACCATAAAGAAAGAAAAAGAGACGATAGAACATTAAACACAAACGCTAAAAAACTGGCACGTGAATATATAAACGGAGTTTCATCAAAAAAGAAGGTTTTGGTTGAAAAAGGTGGTATGCTGGATGAAAAAAACCTTATAGATGAAACTAAAATTTAATAAAGAAAAATTTGTTTATATTTATATGTGTTAGTTTATAGGGTAGAATAAATATAGGGTAAGTAAATGAAAAAAATTAAACATTCCAAGTTTAAGAATACTGGAGTGTTATTTGAGCTTTTAGTAAGACAAATAACATTAGAAATTCTTAATGGAGACAAATCTGAAAACGCAAAGAAAATTGTGGCAGAATTCTTTGCTCCTAATACGGAGTTAAACAAAGAATTACGTCTTTATGACATTTTGTTAAAAGAAAAATACAATTCGGAAACAAAAGCTGATAAATTAGTTGAAACTGTATGTGATGCACATGCTAAATTAAACCAATCGGTATTATCTAAAGAAAAATACAATCTTATTAAAGAAATTTCTGCAAAATTTGATTTAGATAATTTTTTATCTTCACCTATTTCTAACTACAAAGTACTAGCATCTATATATAAAGTATTTGAATCTAAGAGAGCTGATGGATATGATATTAAAGATATTTTTAATTCTAAGATTACCCTAATTGAAAACATAACATCAAAACCCGCTCAACAAACGCAACCAGCGGAAGATAAAAAGCTGATTGAATCCTATAAACAACAAGACAAAGACCTTAGATTACTTACTTATAAGATTTTAGTAGAAACTTTCAACAAAAAATATACAAATTTAGATGAATCTCAAAAGAATTTGTTGAAAGAATATATAAATAATATTACTAACACTACGAAATTCAAAGATTATGTTGCGGTAGAACTACCAAAAATAATTGCAGAATTAAAATCTATCCAATCAAAACTAACTGATAAAGTTACACAAATTAAATTATCAGAAACAATTTCAGTTTTAGATAAAATGAAAATTGGAAAAATTGTATCTGATTCACAAGTTTCATCTATTATGCTTTCTTATGAGCTAATAAAAGAACTTAAATCTAAAGTAAAATAATGGAAGCAAGATTAAAAGAAGCAATCCGTAAATACGTTAGAGAAAGAAACATTCAAAAAACATTGGATGAAATGAGTGTGACTGGTAACGTGGCTGGATATAATACACCAGCTGCATTTTCAAAGCCAGGTCAGACTGCAAAGAAAAACAAAAGATTAGCACAAGCAACAGGTGGTACTGTGGTTAATGATTTAGAAGAAGGATTAACAAGTAGTGCTTCTGCACCTTTTAGTAAACCTAGTGAAGTAGCAGGTAAAAATGCAAAATTGGCTAAATTATCCGGAGCTACTCTTGTTGGAGAAGGTGAAAAAGATTGGGCTTTAGGTGATGTTCCAGCTAGTAAGGATGAAGCATTGCCAATGAAACCAACTGCTGCAAAAGAAGTTGATAAAGCAAAAGTTGCAGATATTAGTGGAATGATTGTAGCAGAAAATAGATGGTTAGAATTAAAAAGAGAAGAATCCTCACCAAAAGCAAAAGTTGGTAGAGGAATTTCTAATATACAAAGACAACTTTCTGAAATTGAAAAGTTTGTTAATTGGTATTCTAAGATTAAGAACGAAAATGGACTTAAAAAAGAAGATTACTGGAAAAGAACAAATGCAAATCTATACAAAATCAGAGAAAGGTTAATGGGAATAACTGAAAAATTAAGAAAATTATAATAAAATGCCAGCAGTATCAAAAGCACAACAAAGATTTATGGGTATGGTTCACGCAGCTCAAAAAGGTGAAGAACCGGCATCTCCAGAAGTAGCAAAAGTAGCAGCAGATATGAAAAAATCAGATGCTAAAGATTTTGCATCTACTAAACATAAAGGATTACCTACACATAAAGAAACAATTACTAAGGAAAGATTGAAAGAATTAGTAAAAGAGGTAATGATTGAAGAAGCTGAATATCAACAATTTTTTAAAAAAGCATTAGAGAAGGCTGGTAAATCAATTTCTCAAATGAGTGATGATGAGAAAAAAGAATTCTTTAACAAAATTGATTCTGCTTGGAATGGTAAGGGTACAAAATCGGAAGCACTTAAAGGTGACCAACATAAATTAGATGTTGATGGTGATGGTGATATTGAAGGTGATGATTTAGCAGATTTAAGAGCTGGTAAAAAAACTGACGAAGCTGTAGCAGGAGAATTACCACAGGCAACAATTCCTTCTCAAGTAAAACAAAGATTGGGAATGGCTATTGATAAAATTAAAGATGCAAAATTAAGTAATAACCAAAAACTTCAATTAGTTGCGCAAGTTGTAGATTCACTAAATGTAGATAAAAATCAACTTAGTCAAATAGCAACTAGAATTAGAAGCAAAATGGAAGTATTAAAGAAAGTAAAATAATATGAAATCACTTTTAATAGAAACACACTTATTTGAAGGTAAGATTAAAGAGGATGATGGTGGTAGAACCTTAGTAAAAGGTGTTCTACAAAGAGCTGGTGCCGAGAATCAAAACGGTAGAGTATATCCAAAACCTATTTTAGAAAGAGAAGCTAAAAAATATCTTCAATTTATTAAAGAGCGTAGAGCATTGGGAGAATTAGACCATCCAGATTCTACTGTAATTAACCTAAAGAATGTATCTCACAATATCAGAGAAATTTGGTGGGAAGGTGATGACTTATGTGGTACGGTAGAAATACTTAGTACACCATCTGGTAATATCTTAAAAGAATTATTAAAAGCTGGTATCTTATTGGGAATATCTTCAAGAGGTATGGGTTCTACTAGACCTTTACAAGGAAATAAAGTAGAAGTACAAGAAGATTTTGAATTGATTGGTTGGGATTTTGTTTCTAACCCATCTACACATGGTGCGTTTATGGTCCCAATGAATGAATCCGTAAATCCACTTAAAAATATTGGTACTGATGTTTGTGGTGAATACTGCAAGGCTCAGGACTTAATGAGAGAAATTATAACTGAAATAGCATAAAATGAGCAAGAACTTTGATTTATATAGCTATGTACACAACAACAAATTTAAGTTGAATGTGGAGCAACCTAAAGGTGCAACTAAAGTAGCTAAAGGATACAACGATATTCGTAAGACTGCAATCAACGAAGTAAAAATTGTTGATGGCAAGTTTTCTATTAAAGAAAATTTAGAACAACCTGATAGAAAATTATCTTTAGAAGTTAAAAAACACTTCTTAGAAATTATATCTACTTACAATACTTTCCAAGACCAAATGAAACGTAATTCAGATATGACTGAAGTTGCGGAGACATTGGGTGGTATTGTTGAAGCTGCAAAAGAATTAACATTGAGAGAAGCTGATGATTGGTTTGATGCTATGACGGTAAAAAGAAATATGAGTGAGTTAGATAAATTAGGAAAACAATTTGATAAATTTGCTACTGAAGCAAAAGCAATGGATGAAAGATTACATGCTTTATATGAAGATATGGGTCACATCCTAAATCGTTACTATGAAATCTCTGACATCCCAACCGATGTAATGAGAGAAAGACTTGCAATGAAAAAGAAATAATTATGATTCGTTTAACTGATTTAGCTGGAAATGGTTCTTTCACAATGGGTGGAAAGAAATTTGAATATGGTAAAGTTTATTCTAATCCGTATGCAACGGCATTCAAACCTGTAAATGAAGGAGAGGAATCAGAAGACCACGAAGTTTCTATGGCTCAAAATCAATTAGATTCTATTATTAAATCTGCAACTGAATTAAAAAAGAAAATGGGAATGGAAGAAAAGCAAATTCCTGCTTGGATTCAAGACCACATCACTAATTCAGAAAATTATATTTCACAAGCTGCATCTAACTATCACGAATATGGTGATTCAAATGAACAAAAAGTAAACGAAGCAGGTCCTTGTTGGAAAGGATATAAGCAAGTTGGAATGAAAATGAAAGATGGTAAAGAAGTTCCAAACTGTGTTCCAGAAGGAGTGATAAAAGAAGCAGGTGTTCCTAAGATGTATGTAAAATACGCAGCTGTTCAAAAGAAAGTTAGAGAATTAGAAGATAAGCAAAAAGCTATGGGAGCTAAATATTTTGCAGAAAAAGACCCTAAGAAAAAAGAAAAAATGATGCCAGACCTTAAAAAAGGAACGGCTCAATTAGCAGCATATAGAAGAAATTTAGCAGATATTGAAGATAAATACATAAATTCAATATGGGATGATACCAATGATTTCCAAAAGGGAGCTAAAGCTGCAGCAAGAGATATGAAAATGGGATATGGTAATCCTTACAATCAAGATTTTGATTAATAGAATAAAAAATATAATATAAAGAAAAGTTTGGTAAATCCAAACTTTTTTTGTATATTTGTGTATGATTAAGCCTTTCTCAATTTTAGATACTCGCTCTAAAGAATGGCAAGAGCGTAAAAGATGGTGGATTAACACCTATAATATTCAATCGGAATTAGGTAGAGAAAATACTGAAAGTAAAGCCCGTTTTTGGGAAGATAATACCGTATCTATATTTGATGCAACTCTTTGTGAAAAAATGTATGAATGGTTCTGTCCAAAAGAAGGAAGGATATTAGACCCGTTTGCGGGTGGTAGTGTAAGAGGAATCGTAGCAAGTGAGATGGGATACATTTATAATGGTATTGACCTTTCGGAAGAACAAATTGATGCAAATAAAAAACAATCATCAAAACCAACTTGGATTACCGGTGATAGTGAATGGGTAATTGATTCAATATACGATAAAACGCAGGATTTTGTTTTTACCTGCCCACCTTATTACGATTTAGAAAAATATACTGATAATCCAGCTGACCTTTCTAATATGAAAGAAAACGAATTTGATAAAAAATACTTTTCAATTCTTAATAAAGCGGCAAGAAAATTAAAAGATAATCGTTTCTTTGCGATAGTTGTATCAGAAGTTAGAGAACAATCTACAACTGGAAATTATAAGATTGGAAAATATAAAGGATTAGTTTGGAAAACAATTAGAGCGTGTGAAGAAGCTGGTTTACATTTCTATAACGATATGATTCTTTTTAATTCCCAACATCAAGCTTCTAGAGTTGTTGATACATACTTTGAAAGAAATCGTAAAGTGGCATCGGTACACCAAAACATATTAGTATTTGTAAAAGGTAATCCAGACCTTGCAACCGAAGTTATTAATAGTGGTGACCAGTTCGTATGTATAATTGAAGGAAAGCAGTATAGAAGTTTTAGAGAAGCTGCAATTAATATAAATCCAAATGAGTTGGTAGCAAGTGAGGTTGAGAGAAGATGCCGTTCTACAAAATCAAAATACAAAGATTGGCAAATTATTGGAGAAGAAACAAATCCAACAATTAAATATGAAATAGATGGAGTTCCTTTTGAGAATCCAAAGCAAGTGGCAGATAAATTAGGAATATCAGAATCGGATGCAAGAAATTATTTTGAATCAAACAATCCTCTTTATCGTCATTGGAAAAAAGTAAATCGTAATGATATTAGTTATGATGATATGTTTGATGAACAAACTCATTCAAAGATAGAATTAGAACTTCCAATTATTGAATGTGAAGGATTACAATTTTATTCTCTAAAAGAGGCAGGAGAACATTTTGGATGTTCGGATGAAAGAATTCGTCAGAAATTAAAAGATGATAAATATTCTAATTATATCTACCTTTACTAAATAATTCTTTAGAAAATTACGTTTTCATTAATTTTTATATATTTATTCTTACAATAACACATTTTTATATGTGTTTTTTATTGGTAGTGAATACTCACGATTCTGATGTGTAGTGACCAAATGCCAATCTAAAAATTCTATTTAAGCTCAATATTCTAATAGCTTAAGAAATCCTAACAAATAAGGAAAAAATGGCAAGTTCAAAATTGTTGAAAGAAGCAATTGCTGATGCTAAAGCTGTACGTGAAACTGCTATTGCTAACGCTAAAATCGCTCTTGAAGAAGCATTTACTCCAAGATTACAATCTATCCTTTCTAAAAAGCTTCAAGCTGAAATTGAAAGTGAAGAAGAAGAATCTCCAGAAGTGAATGAAGATAATCAAGTATCTACCGAAATTGGCACAGGTGATAACAAAGAACCAGCAGACAAAGCTAACACAGCACAAACTGACTTGAGTGGTATTTCTAAGCAATCTGGTGAACCAGGTTCTGAAGTAGAAGACTACGATAAAGTTAAAGACCTTACCGAAGCTGAAGATGATGAAGAAAAAGTTGAAGAATCATCTGAAGTAGTTGAAGGTGAAGACGCTCCTGAATTTGATTATGATGATGAAGAATCTGATGACGATGATGACGAATTAGATTTAGAAGCTATCATTAAAGAATTGGAAGCGCAAATCGCTGAAGAAGATGGTGAATCACATGATGGCGAAGAGCATCATGAAGAACCAGTAGCAGCAGAAGGTGAAGAAGCACCGGTTGAAGAACCAGTAGCTGCTGAACCTGCAGTTGAAGCTGAAGAAGTTCCAACTGAAGAACCAGCTCACGATGAAGAAGAAATCGATTTAGATGAAATCTTACGTGAAATGGGATATGGTGATGACGAAGAAAAAGTTGAAGAAGCTGAAGAACCAAAGCATGATGAAGAAAAAGAAAAACTTCACAATGAATTGAAAGAAGCTTATGATACTATCAAATCTTTGAAATCAACTATCAATGAAGTAAATTTGTTAAATGCAAAATTACTTTACGCAAACAAATTGTTCCGTTCTTATAACTTAACTAACGAACAGAAAGTTAAAGTTGTTGAGAATTTGGACAGAACAACTTCTGTAAGAGAAGTTAAATTGGTTTACGCAACTTTAGCAGAAAGCATGAAATTTACTGGTACTGAAAGAAAAGTAGCAGCTAAGAAGACAAT